CCTATTAAGTTTATTTATTGTTTAAATTAATCTCAACAGCACCTGAATCTCGTTTTGCTCTATATTCTGAATAGGCTTTACGATCTTCTGGCTTTGTTAAGTCCAAGTCCTGTAAGTTAAAGGGTTTAACAGTTTTGCCACCAATAGCACTCTGGCTTCCTGAACCAGACAATGACCCTTGTCGGAAATGTGGGTTACTATCTAAAAACTCTTTCACTCGATCTTCGATTGTAAAAAGTTCTCCTTTAGTGTTATATCGTACATTAGAATTATTATCAACTACTTCTATACGACCATCATCAGTATATCTTACTTCGTCTTTTAAAAGAGAAACGACTTGTTGTGCATTAATAGATTTTTCTCTATTGGCAACAGAAAGTATTGAATTATCTACTTTTTCTTTTTTAATTTGAGTTTTATATCTCAATACTTCATCTTCTTTTTCTTTTATTCTTTCTTGCATAATCTTCTCAATTTCAGATTTAGATTTAGCTTCTTTTAATTGTTGTTCTTTTAAAAGTTCAGCTTTTTGCTTTTCTTCATCTTGAAGTTTTTTCTCATACTTATTTTTTTCTGCTTCAAGTCTTGATTTGATTATGTTGTCTAATTGTTCTTGGGTAAAAGTATTTTGTTTAGGTGTTTCTACTTTTACTTCTTCTTTAGGTGTTTCAGTTTGTTGCGTTTCAGGTGCAACTGCCTTTGTTTCTTCGGACATTGTTTTCTCCTATTATATTATTAGTTCGCCTTTGCTGTCATACCAATCAGGATTGACATAAGACCATTGATGACGACAATTATAACCACCACGAACAACTAAAGGGTCGCCAGATTTTTTACCTGACCAACTTCTACTTGCCCACAGCTTTCTGACTTCATCAACTGTGAAAAGTCCACTTTTCCTCTTGTTATATACACCACTAATCATATTTCTGCAAATTTCTCTAGTAGTTGGAATAACATCTCCATAATATTTGACAAAAGTTAAACCAGCATCTTGGGACTTATTAAAGTTTAATGTTGCATCAAAATCACGCAAAGAATCATTTAATATCTGACCAGCATATCTTTTCATATTCTCTCCAGCCCTATCTCTTGCAAATTTAGATTGTAATGTTTGTATTGATTTATCAACTTGTGCTTGTTTAGACTTATCAAACTTATTATCATTTATGTAATTAACTAATCGTTGAATTTCTGGGTCATCTGAACTAGCATATATGCCATTTATTGTTTGTCTTAATTCTTTTTCTAATACTGCAAACTCACTACCAACTAATGTATTTTGATAAACCTTTTCTGATAATTTTCTAGTAAATGTATTTGATACATCTTTAAACTGTGTGAAATATTGTTGTTTAAGATTCTGTACTAAAGCTAGATCGCCTTTTGTTAGTTCTTGAAACTCTACCGGTATATTGCCTATTCTTTTAAATGCTTTCTCGATTCTTTTAGCTTGTTTATTAAAACCCTCTCTTACAACATCATCTGACCATTTAAGATATTCTCTTTCTAAAATAAATTTTATTCTTGGTCTAATAGCAATAGCTGATTGTAGTTCTATTAACTTACCATCTGTTAAAGGTAATCTACTTGCAAGAGATACTACTTCTCTTTCTATTCTGTCTAATGTTTTTATAAGTGATTTATAATATTCGGCTTCAGCAAGTTCTATTTGCTTAATTCTATAAAATGTTGCATCTTTGACTATATCCGACATTCATTATATCTGTTCTTGCTCTACTTCTTGATCTTCTTGTGCTGGTTCGTCTTGTGTAAATTGACCGACTTCTGTTGATTGTTCTATCTCCTCAAAAATTTCATTTAATTTAGTATCATCATCAATAACTGCTCTAGCAATTTCTTTATCTACTTCTTTACTAAATGTTGATGAGCCAATGTTTAATGATTTAGCTTGTTGGAAATAAACTAGATCAGCTGCATAATCTCTAATGTTAAATGAGTCAGGATAGTTTATCTCGCCATCAAATGTAACATTTTGAAATATTGCGTATAGTTTAAATAATTGTTCTTCTGCTATTTGTAAATTATCAGCTTTTTCTGATAGTCTAGCATTAAGTAATTCAAATTCTGTTTGTAAAGCTACACCAGATGTTATCCCTGTTTTTTGAGTTCTTACAGCACCAGTATGTGCAATTCTATTTATTGAATCTACTTTGTTATTAATAGACTCCATAATAGCTTGTAAGTTCTGGCCAGATGGTTGTAGTAAATATGGTTTTAAGTTTGGCTCTAATTCATCAGGCATTTCTATAACTGCACCAGCACCAGCACTTGCATTTACACTTGGAGTTTTAACTAATGATGGGTGGTTAGTTAATCTAATTAATTGTTCCATTTCAGAGTATTCGTTGTAAATAGATTTTTGTAAGTCTGCAATATCTGTTAAATCTGATTGACCAATTCCTCGTTTGTGCGATTTAGAATTGTATAAAATAACTGCTGGTATTTTGCCAATCATATTAGGTACAGTATCTATCAGAGATGGTTCTTCTCTTTCTGCCATATACACAGTATCAATTCTATCAGGATACCAAACTCTCATATATGTGCCACCATCTTTATCAACTTCTTCTCTTACCTTTAAGTAATTAAGTTCATATTTACCATTTATTTTTCTTTCAAAATTCCAATCTAAAACATTTTCAGGAGTTACGATTGATAAGTATGGTCTGATGTTTTGTTCTAATTCTTGTGCTTGTGTTTCTGTATTTACATTTGGTTTATCTAAAATCATAAAACAATGACCATAGATTGATGCGTAGTTTTGTGCTTGTTTAATTACAGAGTTTAAATTGTTACCCTCTAGGTCTGCGTCTTTTAAAAATGATTCTAAACTAGCTTCATCTTGCATAGAACCAAAATCTCTACTCGGTCTAACTCTAAATAAAAAAGATGAATAAATTTGTATAATATTTTTACAATGATTATCGCATGGAGTATTTGCAAGTCTTTGATTAAACTCATTATCTAATTCTAAATTATATCTGTTAAGATATTGACCAATCATATAGTCATACCCACCATTATAAGACCTAATGTAATACTCCCAATTATTAATTGTTTCTTGATAGTCTTTGTGTGTTGTTAATGCTTGATCTCGTGTGTATGCCATAAATTACTTCATTGTCCATCTTGTTGGAGAAGAAAAATTAGCCTGTGTAGTTAATGGTTTTAAGTAGTCAATCATATAACCAAGTGCGTCATTCATATGATCGAATCCATCTTCCTTATCAGGAATATTTGTATTCTCCTTGTATATTTGTCTTTGTAAACCTTTTATCAATGTTTTGCAAGATTGTGAAACAAAAATATGTCTTTCTCCTTTAGAATCTTTTAGTCTACTATTAACTGCATTGACCCTATCTCGTATAGCTGGGTGTTTGTGTTTTACCTTAACTTTAAATCCAGCATTCTGAAGTATTGATAAATCTGTTCTACCACCAGCAGATGTTTTTCTTTGTTTACTTGCTGGGTCAGGATATATGAATATTTGCATTTTAGTTCCATATCTATCTCTTATTTCTTGCACCATTTCATCAGTATTAGAGCCATAAATAATAACTTCATCTACAAAATAAACTTTATCTTTTTCTATTTGACTTACACAAGCAGACATTGGGTCTACGTTAAAGTCCATTCCTATATGTAAAGGTTTAGTCCAATCTATTTGTCGTTTAACAACATTATCTACTGGGTGGAAATTATAATAAACAGCACCAGCATAATTTTCAAATGTACCCTCAAACTCTTGTCTAAAAGTTCTAATATCAATATCTTGTTTAGCTTGTTCTATTTCTTCTGGTGTAACTATACCACCCTCAATAGTAGTATATTGAAAAGACTCCCAATCATCATCTTGCTTACCTTTTAAATACATTTCATAACTCCAATTACCATAACCTTTTGGAGTTCCACACATAAGCACATGGCCTAATCTATCTGATATTGATGCTCTTAATACTTCAAACCAAGTTCGTTTATCTATATCTGCAAATTCATCTAATATTAAAAAGTCTAATCCTGTACCTCTTAATGAGTCATAATTATCTGCACCCTTTAATGATATTTGACTATTTGTTTTTCTAATAGTTATAGTCATTGTAGTTTCGTTTATATCCTCAATCCAATTAAATAGATTAAGCATTTCTTTAAGAGTTCCCCAGACAATCTCTTTAGCCATTTTAAATGTTGGTGCTACATACCAGATTTTACGATTGGGTTGAGATGCGTATTTCATCATCTCTGTTACTGCTAGATATGTCTTTCCAAATCTACGACCACTTATAAGAACTCTAAATCTAGCTTGACTTGATGATACTTTAAGTTGGGGTTTTGTCAGAGATATTTTCATTACAGAAATAAGAGATATATAATTTATCCTTATTTATATTTTCTTCCATTTTTTTTGCATATTGAATAGTTAATTGACTTCCACCTATTACACATTCTGTCCATGTATTAAACTTTTTATCAAC